TTCGGCGGTCAGGTGCTGCACCGCTGGCGGCGTGACACCATTCACCGTGCCGCTCTGGTCGCCGTCAAAGTGCGCTCCGTTATCCACGATGGCCTCTTTTTCCGGTACATGCTGCACGGCGGTGATGGCATACGCACCGTCGTCATTCTCACGGATACTCACACAGCGGAACAGGCGCTGGCGCAGCGTCGGCAGCTTCAGCCCCCACACGCTGTATCCGGCAACGCCGTCAGGAACCCGGCTCACTTTCACCTTCACGCCGTCGGTGACGGACTGGACCTCCACGCTGACCGGATTCCCCTGCCCGTCAACCAGGCTTATCAGCGTGGTGCCGGAGGATGGCAGCGTGATTTCACGGTCGAGCGTCAGCGTCCGGGTCTGGCTGTTCACCGCCAGCACACGCCCGCCGATGCTGATCCCCGCATAGTCATCATCACAGATTTCAATGACATCGCCCGGTACATGGCGAAGCCCTTCTGCGCCCACGCTGAAGTCCACGGTCTGCGTTTCCAGCAGCTCCGTTTTAATCAGCCACAGCCCGGCGCGGTGTGCCTGCCCCCGGCTGGTACAGCCAAAGGCATCCATCTTCGTGACATTACGACCGTAACGGAGAATGGCCTGCGTATCCTCCACAAGCTCTGTTGCCGTCTCCCAGCCGTTATCCGGGTCAATCCAGTTCACCTCAACGGCATTATGGCGGTCCTTCAGGGCGCTGAAGCTGTAGCGGAACGGCGCGCCATCATCCGGCATCACCACATTACTGCGGTTATAGGTCCACACCTTATCCGACGGTCGGTCCTGCACGAACGTCAGCGTCTGCCCGTTCCATACCGGCATACAGCGCATCGCCGAGCAGAAATCACTGAGCACATCCCACGCCTTACGCTGCGTGGTCAGGTAAGCGTTACAGGTGATGCGCGGCTCCGTGCCGCCAAAACCGTCCGGCACCGACTGGTCGCAATTCTGGCCGATGACATACAGCGCCCATTTATCCACATCTGCTGCACCAAGACGTTTCCCCATGCCGTAGCGCGGATGGGTCAGCATATCCCACAGACACCAGGCCATGTTGTTGCTGTATGCTGGCTTAAACGTTCCGTCCCAGATACCGCTGTATTGCCGCGTCTGCGGGTTATAGTTCGACGGCACCTGCAGAATGCGCCCGCGAAGATGATAATTACGGCTCACCTGCTGACTGCCGAACTGCTCCGAGTCCACCTGCACGCCGACCAGTGCCGTGTTCGGGTAGCACTGTTTCACATCGATGATTTCGGTGTATGACGACCAGAGCGTTTTGTTCTGCAGCTGGTCTGTGGTGCTGTCCGGCGTCATCCTGCGCATCCGGATATTAAACGGGCGCGGCGGCAGGTTATCCACCACCACCGAGGCCAGATACTGCGAGGTGGTTTTGCCCTTAATGGTGATGTCTTTTTCCGTCACCCAGCCACCGTTACGCTGTATCTGAACCAGCAGGCGGACTTCCGACGGATTCCTGTCACCCTTTGAGGTGGTTTCCACCAGTGCCTGCACGCCGAAAGTAAAACGCAGTCGGTCAATGTTTGCCGACGTGATGGCCCGGGTGATCGGCGTGTCATATTTCACTTCCGTACCCAGCACCGTCTCGGAGCCGGAGGATTCAAATCCCTCCGGCGGAGTCTGCTCCTGCTCACCTGCCCGGAACACCACCGTGACACCGGAGATGTTGGTATTCCCCTCAGTGTCCAGCACCGGCGTACTGTTCAGCAGCACGCTTTTTAATCCATCCACCGGACCTTCAATCGGCCCTTCACTGATGGCATCAATCACACTCAGCAACTGCGTAGATTTCAGGTTGTCCTTCGCTTCGCGCGGGGTATGCCCCTTACTGCTGCCTTTACCCATTCGTCATGCTCCATAAACGACAAAACCGCCCGGAGGCGGTTTCACATAAAACATTTTGCATCAGCGACCAATCACCACAACCTGACCACCGTCCCCTTCGTCTGCCGTGCTGATCTCCTGAGAAACTACCCGCGACCCCACACGCATTTCACCGTACAGAACAGGCAAAACATTGCCCTGAGCAACCATGTTATCCAGTGAGGAAAAATAGGTGTTCTGTTTGCCGTTATCTGTACTGGCTGCCGTGGACGTCCTGGCTTTCGGTGCCAGCATCTGCGCCACACCGCCCAGGATCATACTGGCCCCTGCCGCATACATGCCCGATACAGCCGCGGCACCCAGCCAGCCCACAGGGTTCCACCATGCCACCGCAATCAACGCCGCCCCCAGCACCACCTGAAACACACCGCCACTTTTAGCTCCCGCCAGACGCGGCACGATATGGATCACGGCACCATTTGCCAGCGGCTCATTAAGACGGGCAGATAATTCGGTTTCACCTGCATCACGCCCGGCAATGCGCACCTGATACCAGCCGTCATTCAGTTTCTGACGAAACGCCGGGAGCTGTGTGGCCAGCGCCCGGATGGCTTCGGCCCCCGTTTTCACACGAAGGTCGATGCGGCGGCCAAATCGTTGCAAATCCCCGTAAAGGCAGATGCGTGCCATGCCCGGTGACGCCAGAGGGAGTGTGTGCGTCGCTGCCATTTGTCGGTATACCTCTCTCGTTTGCTCAGTTGTTCAGGAATATGGTGCAGCAGCTCGCCATCACCACAGTAAATGGCGGCATGATTCGGCACCGATGAACCAAAACAGCACAGCAGCACATCGCCCGGCTGCGCCGCTGACAACGGCACCTGATACAGCCCTGTGGCCTCCAGATTATCCAGATAGAGATTCTGACCGTGACGCCACCAGTCATCCCCGCGATGAAAATCCGGCATCTCAATCCCCGCCAGATGATAAGCATCCCGGAACAGCGTGTAACAGTCCGTCACCCCGTGCTCAAAGCGCCGCCCGGTAAGATGCGGCACACAGCGGAATTTATGAATCTCACCCCGGCAGACCAGCCACCAAGGCAAATCGCTCTGCACCTGCAGCCGCCTGTCAGCCTCACTCAGCCAGGGCAGACCACCGGGGTGGCTGTGGACCAGCGCCACAATCTCCCCCTGCATCTCTGCCCGCAGCCAGTCTTCCGGTGCAATACGAAAATACGCCTCCGGCTCTGCAGAGATATTCACACAAGGGATATACCGCTCCCCCTCCGGCGTTCTCACCACGAAGCCGCACGACTCCGCAGGCGCACACCGCCGGGCGTGTGCCAATATATTGCTATAGAGCATGAGAACTCCTGATAAAAAACCCAGCCGAGGCTGGGTCATTTCGTTGGTAATCTGTTAGTAGTGATGCAGTGAAGGCGGCAACTCTTTGCTCTTAAGCCTTACCCATGCGGAAAGATTCGTTGGTCCATCTGGCTCATTAATATCAACATCTCGTGTGTGATTGATTAAAACGTCTCTCGCCATTCCAATAACATACGAGAACTCATGGCCGTAGTCGTAACATCTGCCGGAATAGTTCGATTGAATTTGCTTTAGCGCTGGATACAATTCGCGGAATAATGCCTGTGAGCGGTTAGCATAATCCCACAGCCATACAAGGCTGTTTGCTTCTTTTGCGGAAAGCTCGTTGGTTTTCTTCTCTTGTTTGCCAATGAACTCACCTTCAAGCGGAACGCGAGCAGCAAGTGACAGTGCTTCGGTAAACTGCTCCTCACTAATTTCTTTGTACGAACATCCAAAATGGGATTTCAGTGACGACCACATGGTGATCATCGCCTTAGCCTGTTTTTCTTTTGGCAGAGACTGACCGCGACTCATGACGAGTTGTTTAATGGCTTCCTGCTGTTCAGTGGTGATTTTACCCGGCAACGCCTTTTTAGCTTTGCGCGGGTTAATCACATGGCCTTTAGTCCAGTACTCGTAGAGCACATCGTCACACTCTTCCTGATACTGGATTACCTTCTCGCGGATTTCAGGGCGGACTTTGTTAGGACTGATGGTTTGGAGCCAACCATTCAGTTTACGCAAAGCAAGGCAAATCATGGTCTGCATACCGCCAACTGAAGGTATTGCGATTTCCACAATACCTTTAGCAAATCTTTGTTTTAACTTTGTAAACTGTGAAGCCCAATCCATACCCATTCCCTCAACGATAGGTTTCATTGGGGTGTACGGTTCGCCGTTGTGATTGACGACATAAAGCTCTGCGCCGTGGAATGGCACGTTGATAGTAGATACCGCTGTTGCTATACTCATTTCGTTAGTTCCTTGGAAGTTACTGACATAGAAGCCCGATTTGTGTTCGCGCACTGTCGGGCTTCGCTATTTTTATGTCCTAGCATTCTTCTCTCCAATCAGTCCGTACACTTTTCTCAATTGATAAATAAGTTCCGTGTTGAACTGTCGACACTCTTTTTCTCCATTTCTTTCAATCGCCTTCCTTACATCCTCTGGGAAACGAACCTTGCGTTGATACATGTCTTTTGCTTTTTCCATCTCCACTCCTTAAATAGCCTCACTGTGGGGCAATCAAAATTGTCACACCGTGCGTCATTGAAGTCAACCCCACCGTGGGGCATAATTTACTTATTGTGAATTTTTCCTGTTTGGACTAATGGTATGAGTAGAGAAGACCCTCAACTTCGGATTAGGCTTCCTGTTGAATTAAAAAAAATAATTGAAGCGTCATCAAAACAAAATAATCGTTCTATGAATGCTGAGATTGTCACTCTGCTTGAGTTGGCGATTCGTGTTTGTCGTGATTTTGGGCCGGAGGATGGTCCTATCGTTCAGCAGTTTAAAGAACAACTAGATGCGATAAACAGAAAATATGATAAAAGCGAGCATGAAAAACTTATACCTCAACTTTTAGAAATCATAGAAAAACAGAAAAAACAAGTAGATAAACTTATTAGCATGGTTGAAAGATCAATTCCTCTTTCAGAGGAATATAAGCAGAAATATCTTGGTGATGACAACAAAAAACCCACCTGATGGTGGGCATAATCCATTACTGCGAAAGTTTGTTAATGGAAAGGAAGCCGCCAAAGTTGCCGACGTTATTGCGAAACTTACAGCCGCTCAGGCATTTGCTGCATTTATCCTTCGTGATATCGGACGTCGGCTGGTCATATTCATCCGCGACCGCCGGACCGCTATAACCGCACTCATCGCCGCGATAGGTCCAGGTGCAGGTGTTGGCCAGCATGATACGTCCCGGAAAAACAGCGCCATCCGTTTCAGTCGGCGTGGACAGTACAAAAGAGGCACTCACCGCGCTCAGTTCGCTGCACTGCTCGATGCGCCAGCGGCTGATCACCTCCTGCTCTGGATCGGCTTCGCTGTTTCCGTTGACGAAGTTCACCACATCCAGAAAACGGGCGTAAACCTTACGCCTGACCACCGTTCCGCCGACCAGACTCTGCAGGTCTTCCGCCATCCCGGTGACCATGCCGTGCAGATTAGAGACTTTCAGCGTTGGCCTTGCACTGGCTCCTTTGCCGTTCATCTCAAATCCACTTCCCTGAATGGGATAGGCCTGATACTGCCGCCCCTGCCAGGTGACTGGTTCACCTTTTTCGTTCTGCTCATTACAGAAGAAATAACGATCTCCGCCGACCTCTGTCAGATCAATTTCCCAGAGCACGACCAGCGCGGATTGCTCCGTTTTAGTGCACTCATTGAGTGTTTCCTGCTGTATATCCTGCATCAGTGAGTGACCTCTTCAAAGGTACAGTTAAAATCGGTATACATGGCATTATCCGAAATGCTCCACTCCCTGCAGACAACCCGGACAGTCCTGTTGTGTTTTGGCGGACGCCACAAAAAAGCACGAACCCCGGCATGACGGGATAAAAAACTGTCCAGCGCGGCACGGGAATATTCATCCGTGACACGAAATACCGGTTTAAACGTTTTCAGATCTGCATTCAGACCACCAGCCCGTCGCTGTTCATATCCGTCACCGAACTTTACCGTAATAACAGATGGCTTTCGTGTCGTCTCCATCCCCTCGCGGGGGATCCAGTTAAAAACTTCAGACTCAGGCACTGCATAATCCTCCGTCCCGACGTGATGACTGCATAATTGACACAACCCTGCTGTCGATCAGATCCACCAGTCCCCTGGCTGAGCGCGCATCTATCTCGCCATTGCTCCCTTGATTCTGAATGCTGATGTGATACACGGGAGAATAAACAAATCCACCGCCACCATTCACATTTCCAATGGCCCTGACCCCAAGAGAGCCGTCCGCTGCCCGTGTCAGTGGCATGATTGCTTCAGGCCCGGCCTCGCCCATCAGCCCGGCACCTTTCGCAAAAGCAAAATACGTCGGGGTATCCACAATGGTGTTACTGTAAGCACTCAGATTTGCCGATGTATAAACACCACCTTTTGCGTTTGCCACTGCACCGGAAAGCCAGTCGCCGACTGTACCAAGCCATCCTCCGGCACCGGACATGCTTTTGGAAAGTGACTTCAGCCCGTTAACGATGGCAGCGTTCATCAGAATTTTTGAAACTTCCTGGAGAATTGAACTCCCCCAGTTTCTCCAGTCCACAACATTTCCGGCCAGTGCATCGGAAATATTTGATACCAGCCCGTCCATAGTGGAAACGACAGCATCTGCCGCCTGCGAAGCATAATCGGTGGCACTGTCTGCCCAGTTCGTCAGTCCCTCCTGGAGTCCGGCATTCCAGTTACTGCGTAAAGCATCAGCCTTTGCATAATAATCCTGCTGATCGCTGAGACGCTCTTCCAGATATTTTTCATTCAGAGATTTTTCCTGTTTCCACAGGGCTTCTTCAATTTCTCCGGCCTGATACTGTCTCAGTAGCTCGTTATTTTTCTGCTCAAACTCCTGCCGGATGCTCCACATTTCCTGAAGTCGTTCACGCATCCGTGAGCCTTCACCATATCCCAGTAACTGAGCCTCATTTGATGCTCTGACACTGGCATTACTGTCCGCCAGACTGCTCTCATACGCAGCAAGCTGCTCACGAATCTTTTTCTGGTCGATGAGTGCTGCATTCTGCAAAAGCGTTTTTTTCTGCGCTTCTGACAGGGTTGATAATTCGCCCTGGCTGACCTGATATTTCATCTTAGCCAGTTCAGTATTCTGCCCTGCCAGTGCTATTTGCTCTTTTTGCTGTTTAATCAGTTGCTTATAAGTATCTTCTATTTTTTCCGCTTCGGTCTTTTTATGCGCTTTGGGTTTATTTGCCTGGTTATTTCGCCATGCATCCAGTGAGTTATTTATATAATTCAGTCTTGCTGTCTGATACGCCTCTCCCACAAAGCCGAGATCATCCGCAGCATAACCCAGGCGGGCACGCTCACGAGCTTCCCCCTTCAGGCGGGACAGAGCCAGTTCGCGCTCGCTGTTATTCAGTGCGGTCTGCTGTTTATCATCCAGGGTTGCCTGTGGTAGCCGTAACGGTACATTCACCAGCCCCTGTCGCTGCTGAAGTAATTCATTACCGAGCCCGAGAAGGCGATTAAACTCGGTATGCTGCCCATTCATGATCAACAGGGACTGATACGCTTTGTTTTGTTCCGCTGCCTGTTGACGGATCAACGCCACCCGTCGCTCCTCCAGCCCGGCAAGCACATCCTGAATGGATTGCGCTTTGCCCTGCATTTGAGTGAGGCGAGACTGTTCAACTGCCAGTTGATTTGTTGCTTCTGCAAGCCCTTCTGTGACAGTTTTTACCGACGTCATGTGGTTAATCATAAAACCGTTATCGGTTGTCCAGCCCGGGTTTGCCAGCACATACTGATAGCCAGCAATTTTTTCCTGTAAGGATTTAATCTTACTTTTCTGCTCGTCAATTAACCTGTTTTGCTCCTTCAGTGCCTGTCGCGTCTTTTCCTCATTATCTGACGCTTCAGGAAGCGACATTGCCGACGTTTTCTGGCGAATTTCGTCGATTGTTGCGGCATACTGTCGTGCAGATTCTCTGGCCTGCTCCTGATTCTGATACATCGTGTACCAGGCCGCAGCCCCCAGCATGACGAGTCCCGGCACACCACCAACCAGCCCCAGCGCGCCACTTAATAAACGACTCCCCACTGACGTAACATTATTCAGCGTTGTCTGTGCCGCTGTTCTGGCCGCAATATTACGGGTAAGTGACACCTGGGCAGCTGTCAGCTTCGCTTCTGCTGCGGCCTGCCTTTCGGTACCGCGAGCAGCAACAACCGCCTGTTGCGCACGATAAACCGCCGCACGCGCCCTGGCGGTTGCTATCTGTGTCCCCCGAAGTTGCACTTCAGCAAGAGCCACTTCGTTTCTGGCTGCAGTAATTAATCCGGCAGTTGCAGATCCAGCAGACGACGCCATATTGCCAAAATATCGGGCTACCCCGACGGCAACCAGAGCACCAGCAGCGGTTGCCACGGTGTCAATATTGCCTGCAATACCATTCAGCACACCGGAGAGCGTCTTCGTCACTCCGCTTGCCTCGTTCGCACCACCAACCCAGGCCATAAAGGCGTTTTCAACTTTGGTTGCAGAGGATGAAACCGTATCAGGCATTGCTGCATATTCATCACGCAACGCCCCAAGCTGACTAATCAGTGCAGGAACAACCTTATCGGCGGTCAGTTTTCCGTTATCCGCCATGGCCTTCAGATCCTTACGGGCAACCCCCATTCCCGCAGCCAGCGCACGAATAACACGATCGCCGTTCTCATTCACCGAGTTAAACTCTTCACCGCGCAGCACTCCCTGCGCCAGTGCCTGACTGAACTGCGTGATCACCGAACTGGCTTCTGCTGTACTGGCACCGGATAATTTCAGGCCCGTGGAGATCGCCTCGGTGACTTTCAGTACCTCCTCAGAACTGTAACCATACTCCCGCATGGAAGCTGCAGAACGGGCAAAAAGGCTGGCGTTATCAGAAAACGCCGTCCCCGTTCTCTGGCTGATCGCCATTAATTCACGCTGTGATGACTGAAAATCATCACTGGACTGTGAGGCCTGCTTCAGACGGGCATTTACTGAATTCCACTCATCGACGAGAGAAATAAGATGACCGGTAGCAAAAGCCCCGGCAAATGCCCCCGCCATGTTCAGTGCCGAAGATTTAGCTGTATTTATCTGATCCGTCACTTCTGCCAGTGCACGCCGCATTTCACGGGATGCAGCAGCGGACTGTCGGCCTCCGTTCTGCATGGTACGGTAGTAATCCTGCCCCATACGCGAAGCCCGGGAGATCTCTGACTGGAATGACCGGGAATTTGCCGAGATTTTAATAATCAGTTCACGTAATGTCGCCACACTCATTCTCCGGACGAAAAAAAACCGCCGAAGCGGTTATGTTGACTCACTGAGACACTATTAAAAGCGCGTTTTCCAGTCCAGCAAATGGATCTGATACGCCTTCTGTCTGCTCCTTCTCCCACTGAAGAAGCGCATCATTCAGTGGCACTTTGACCCCCTGCGCACCGTAAACAGCTGAAACAATCTGGGCAGCCCGGATATCAGCCCGTTCGTCCCCCAGCGGGCTGAACCTGTCAAATTCTGCCCACATCATGATTTCTGATGCGGACATTTCCCGGCGTAACTCTGACAATGTGCGCCCCATCCTGAGCGCCAGCATCATCAGAAAACGCATCCCCGGAAGCGCTACTTTTTTTTAACCTCGCCGGCATCACTGATTAGTTCCAGAGACTGCCGAAGAAGCCGCGCATGCACCGGGCCATACACGGCAATCACCTGTTCACGATCATCCTCTGAAAATACAGGTTGCAGTCCGGTATCACACAGAACATCGATGAACAGTTCAACATCCGCTTCCAGATTTCGGCGGGCGCGCTCCGCAACGGATAACGGTGTCTCATCATCTTTTGCTTTAACGATCTCCTGCCAGCGCAACCAGGCTTCTGCAGAAGGTTCCCGTAATACAACCGTTGCCCCTTCCCATTCAGGCACATCAACAGTTTTATGGCGAAACCCCGACATCGTTGCCAGTGCCAGATTACGGATATTTTTAGTCATCACATCTATCCTCATTAACTGACGGTAACAGTGCAGGAAGTAGAGGTCACTTTGTTAACCGGGCTTGCTGAATCAGAAATCTCGCAGGTATATGCACCCGCATAACCGGATACTGCCGATGCCTTACTGAACGTTGCCGCCGTCTGTCCGGAAACAGGAGAACCACCTTTCTTCCAGACATAAGAATAAGGCGGCACACCACCCGCAGCCTCAACCGCCATTTCAAGTTTCGATCCGGAAGCAACCCGCAGCGTGCTTTTTAAATCGACCTTCACTTTCAGCGGCTCTGTCGTCAGCACAGGTTTACCTTTCAGGCGCAGAGAAAACGTTGCAGCCACAACACCATTGGTTCCTGCAGACCAGGTATGCTGACGCACCTCTGCCATAAAGGTAAATCCGTTGCCTGACGGAAAAATAACTTTAAAGCCATACGTGGTGTCATTGTCATAGGCACTGCGCAACGCGTTCTGGGCAGCATTGAGGTAAAAGTTGCCTGACATGGAAATCTCTGAAGCAGCACCAAGGCCGTTAATATTTTCCTGCTCAACAGAACACAGCGTGGTGACATCAATATCCTGCTTTTGTCCTGCAGTAAACTGCACCTCTTTGATTGTACAGCTCAGGCCAAGATAGCTGGCAGAATCCAGGGTTTCTGCTGTTACCGGTGCAGACGAAATCATAATTTTCGTCAGTTGCGAACGCTCAAAATTAGAGGACATACTCGTCTCCTGAAAATAAAAAACCCGCCAGCGGCGGGTGGGTAAAATCATTAACGACCTCAGGCTATTACCTGAAATTCAAGCGTGGCTCTGCTCAGACGGGAGTCAGGATCATACCCCTGCGTTTTAGAAATAACGGAGGGTGCCAGTTTCCTTACTGCATCAAGCGCCTGCTCACGAATATCATCTGCGTCATCAGGTACTGTCGCCCAGACATCGATCTGCACGGTAATTCTGGATTCAGCCTGCCCATCAAGCACATCAGATGCCGTGTCAGACACCACAGAAAACACCAGCCACGGCGGAGATACCGCAGGCTTTCCCTCCGTCAGCGGGACCACATAAGGATAAACCTGTCCTCCGGCCAGCTGAGACAACAGGGAATACAGTGTGCCCTCCCTCATTTACTTAAGACCTCATCAATAGCCTGATTCATTCGCTGTATGGCAACCTGCGCCGCCAGCTCCTCTGTCGTATCGAAAGCCGGGCGAATGAATGGATGCGCGGGCATGTTTATCGTTCCCAGCTCCACAAAGCGCCAGTAAAATGCATTTCGGGGATCGCTGGCTTTCATGCTGTTATCACTGTTTCCGGTTCGCAGGTTCCGTCCGCGAATGTGGACACCCGAGATAATTTCCCCCCGACGCTTTGAACGCTGAGTGAGAACAACCACATTTTTCTTCAGTTTCCCGGTTCGCTCCGGCGCACGTTCAACAACTGCATCCCGCATAACTTCAGCACCGGCACGGGTGGCATCGCGCAGAACCTTATTGTTTTCTGCCCTGCTGAGCGTCTCCAGATCCCGTGCAATATCCGCCAGGCCGGAAAAATCAAGACTGAAATCCATCACACATTCCCCTTCAGGCTGCAGAGTATTTCAAGCCGGGTAGCGCGTGCATCCGGTATTGGTGGACCTTCTATACCCAGAATGGCCCCTTTAAATGCACCGGTCAGCACTTTCAGACGTGAAGTCGCTGTCACATCGCGCCGGAATCTCATCCAGACTCTGACCGTAGCCTGAGCGGTTTCTGCTCCGCCTGAGATTATCTCCCTCCCGCTGATACCCTTAACTTCTGCCCATACGGTAGCTCCCTCCGTCACCGTCTCCACCGGATGCCCTGACGGAGAGCGGGCGGTGGTGACATTCAGAATAATTACGCGATCACGTAATCTGCCCGCCTGCATGTCTCCTCCTACAAAGGAATAAAACGATAAGGCTCCAGCAGAGAAGAAAAACCAAACGGGACTGGTGCCTTGCTGACATCTGAGGAATTTTCCCGGTTTTCGTACCAGTGCCCGACCAGCAACATGAGCGCCAGCAAAACATCATCAGCTATAAGCACCCCTTCAGGATCACCTTCCGGCACCGTCTCCTCATAAAGCTTACGGTTGATAAAATTTTCTGCCTTGCGGCAGGCAGCCCGGAAATACAGCATCAGTAACTCATCATCAGTTGCATCATCTGTATCAATACGGCACTGTGCCCTGAGTTTTTCCACTATTGCTGCCATCAGAAACTCCTGCCCGCAACACTGTGCGGGCATAAAAAAACCGCGTCGGCGCGGTCTGTAACTGAACAACGAGTGGTTATTTGCCAGTGAGCGCCTTGATGGCTGCCACATCTTCCAGCACACAGTCAAAACGATGGAAAGCCAGAAATGCCACCTGATCAAACTCAGCATAACGCTCAACCAGACGTTTCAGTTCCATATAAGTAACGCGGCGAATGATAAAGCGGTTGAAATCCCCCAGGAAAATGAATTTTTTTCCGGTACCAATCCCGTCAATAGCCTGATCAATAACATAAGGGATCCCCAGCACAGTAGCCGGCGTACCGCCTGCAATATCCGGCAGCCATAACGGGCGTTTCTGTCCATCCTCCATCTCTTCAATAGTCTGCAATGTGGCATCATTGAATGCCCAGCGGTATTTCGGCCCACCACGATATGCCGGATCAATGGCATGTTTCAGGGCATTCATTTCTTTCCAGGTGAAAGCGGCAGAGGCTGCAGTCTGGATGGTTCCCGTCACCGACGCTGCCAGCCCTTTTGGCTGTAACGGTGATCCCGTTCCGGTCCCCTGAACCAGATATTTCGCCTCTCCACGACCAATACGCTGGGCAATACGGTTTGCCAGATAAGATTCAATATCCACCCCACTGTCCTGGAGCAGCTCATTGGACACACGAATTATTTTTGATGACAGCTTTTTAGCCCCCAGAATAGCGGTCCCGAACGTCACATCCTGTTCCGTTGCGGCTGTATTTTCCGCCAGCAGTTCGCCCTCTTCAGTCGTGCCATCAGACGTTGACCAGGTGATATCCTGCCCGGTTGATGTGGTCAGAAGTTGCGCCACACTGGCAATCCCGCCATAAGCCTTCATGGTGTCAATGATTTTGTTACGCATCTGCGTGGGCACCGTATATCCGCCCTGAGAATCCGTTGTTACACTCTGAGCCCGCAGTTCACGCATCAGATTACGCTCTTCAGCATTCAGTTCTGCAAATCCGGCACGCAGAAAACGGTTAAATGCCGCAGCGCGCTTCTCTTCCACCGCCTTTTTCCCGTTCTCCGCCTCATTATTCTGGCGCTCTTCCGGCCCGGACTCATCCACATATGCCTGATCCTGACGGCGCAACTCTTCTTCACGGGCGATTTGCTCATCCAGCGCATCCAGCTCAGCTTTCGCCCTGTTCCACTCTGCCCGTTGCTCATCAGTCCATGCGTTATCACCAATTTTTTCATGCAGTGCACGCATATCCTTTGCAATGGTGTTTCGTTTTTGCTTCATCTCATGAAGTTTCATCGTCAGTAGTATCCTTATGCATTAAGAAGGGTCAAAAGACGCTCACGCGCCATTCGTTCGTTAACAGCTTTCTTCAGCGCACCACTCGCCCGCGCTTCCTGCCAGGCTTTCATTGAGCGGACACCAGAGTCTGCGTCCTGATAGGCCGGATATGTCACCGGGCTGACGTCATACAGACGAGAAATGCGCGTGATTTCCCGGATAACAATCCCCTCGTCGTCTTCATACCAGCTCTCTCCGTCACGGGCGACACGAAACGCGAACGAGGACTGATTAATGTCACCACGCAACATTGGAGACAGCACCAGGTCACAAATAGTCGGAGTATCCGGTGCAACAATGTCATAACGTAAACCGCGTTCATCCACCGACAATGACAACGTGCCGGCAGAACTTCGTCCGAGAATGAAATTAGGATCATGATTAAACAAGCCACGTACATCATCATTCAGTACATCATCAAAAGCCCCCGGCTTGATGATTTCACGAAATCCCCACAGAGGTTCTGAACGACTGTTAAATACCGAGCCATACCCCAGAATGTGGGTCGGGGCATTATCATATTGTTCCGCCCGCACCTCCCCGCTGTAACAGCGCGTTTCACGGTCATTCATCGTTCTTTTCCTCTTTGCCTTTCGTATCTTTAAAGTTATTCAACGGATTTGCTGCATTTACGCTGACCAGCATTTCATCCAGACCGCCAACCGGGTTCATATCCTCAAATGCCCTGGCTTCATTCCGGCTCATCCAGCCATCTGTAATGGCAAAGTGATAGAACTGCGCACGCTCCTGTGGGGTCCCACGGAGCAACCCCGTGAGGTTGAAACGAACGTAATACCCGGCAGCCCGTTCTGTACGGGTAAACAGGCGACGGTTAAGCTCCTGCTCCCAGTTCGCAACCCAGGGCATCATCGTGTAGCGAACAAACTGAATCGCCTGCTGCGTAATATTCGAAAATGTGGCTTTTTCCAGGTCATTAATCATGTGCGCCGGGACATTAAAAATCCCGGCAATCATCGACCGGTTCAGCTTGGTCATATCAATGATCTGAGCATCCACCGGAGAAACTGTCAGAGCGCGGTAATCCAGTTGCGCAGGCAGCAACATGGTTTTATTTTCCTGGCTGCGAAGCGCTGTCACCGCCCGCTGCCACATATTCTTGAGTCTGCTCCAACTCTGTTCGTTCAGTTCATTTTTCACAGAAATAATCCCGGCAGGACGGGCATTACCGTTAAAAAAGGCGCTGGTATACTGCTGACCACTCATTCCCATACCAATGGTTTCAGCATGCTGCATGATCGGACTCAGTCCCATTTTCTGATTGTTTCCCAGCGCCCTGATATGGATCATGTCGTCCGGACTTACCGCAAATGCACCCTCTTCGTTATACACACCGTAGGTATGACGCCCTCCGGTGTTAAGTAACGTGGTTTCCCATGGCATACAGCATTCAAGACTGGTAACCTCGCCACGACGATTACGTTTCACCCACGTATAACCATTGCCCCACCCCAGCACATGACGCTGCTTCAGTTCCCGCCACTTATAGCTGGTCTGCCAGGCATTCGGTTCATCATGAACGAGCCAGAACAACGGGTGATCGCGTGCCGGCTGAACATGCTCATTTGTTTTTCGCATCACATGCAGGGGCATCTGAGCCACACTGGATGAAATAACATAAATACAGGCATAGACAGCAGCCAGCCTCATGGACGTTTCCGGACTGACATACACATCCCGGGCAAAAATATTATCCGTCTCAGCGGCCTCTCCGGTTACCGGAACCGAGGGATTTTCCAGAGGCTCACTGCGAAACAGAGCATCAAGAAGCATGTTTTCTCCTCATGGACACCACCAGTGCATAAAGCAGCAACAAACAGCCAGACAGCATCAGAGACGCTGGCAGACCTGCATACAGATAAACGCCAGCAGTGAGCAGACCGAAACCGATCAGCCCGGTCATATCAGTAATAAGCTGTTTCACAGAATTAACAGGTCCTCATCAGGATCAAGCGTGGACAGAAAGTCATTCACGCCCCCGCCATTTACCAGAAAGCGGCTCATGGCTGTAAAAAGCGCAACAGGGCCGTCGATTTTGGCTTCCGGCGTGGATTTATTCGGGAAGATGTTGTCGTTTTTGTCCGGTTTTACAGTAACGTTAGACATCATCCAGTTCATGACCGGATGATTGCTGTGATGGAAACGCCCGGCATAAACCAGTGATTCCGTTTCCTTCATGGCCTCTGACAGATTGCGGACCGTCTGCGGAACCTCCACCAGCGGTATCCCTTCTTCAGCCAGTGCCAGACTGAACTGCATTGCGCTCCACGGGTCAAATCCCAGTTCCCTGAGGTTTTCACCGCCAATCCATTCCAGTAAGTCACTTTTTATCTGAGCATGATCGATAACATCACCATCCGTCAGGATGAGCTTATCCATCTCCGCCCACTTCCGGTAAAGTTCTGCCTGCTGCCGCGAGCATCGTTCCAGCCGTCCTTCCGGAAGCCAGAATTTAAAATCAGCATGAACATGTCCGTTATCGGTTCGCCAGAGTTTTGCCGCCGCACAGATATCAATCTTATGAGCAAGGTCGACGCCGACCCACATGGGATATGTTTTCAGCTCATGTTGTGGAGCAATGTATTCGCACTTCTCCCACTTAATCATATCCATCCAGGCAGATTCGGCAGTGACCCACACATTCATGTGTTTGGTAAAAAAATTCACCCGCGCAGAGACCTGCTCCTTCGCTTTTTTCGCCAGACGACGCAGATCATCCCAGCGTTTACAGATGCCCAGGCCAGGATTCGCTTTCTGCCAGACCGTTTCATCAAACGGATCATCTCCCTCATCAAGCGTGTAAATGATCGCAAAGTAAGAGTCGTCTTTTACAGCGCCCTCCACGTCGCTGTTATAGCCTCGCAATACCTTGATGGCGTAATCACGCTGCTCGTAACAAATCCCTTCCTTGTTAAAGCCAGCCGTGGTGATACCAAATAACAGGGACTGCAGACGGGCACCGGTTGCCGTTTCCAGAACGTCCCACACGTCGCGGGTTTTATGTGCATGCAGCTCATCAATAATGGCGCAGTGGATGTTCAGACCGTCCAGGTTGTTTGCATCCGAGGAAAGCGGTTCAAATTTTGATGCGCTCTGCTCCTGGTAAATCGCCAGCTTGTTGAAATCAAACAACCGCCCGAGTGTCGACCGGGCTTTTCTGACCATATTTTTGGCGTCTTCAAACACGATTCTGGCCTGGTCACGCGTGGTTGCGGCTGAATACACCTCAGCTCCGCCTTCACTATCTGCCCCCGTCATATACAGGCCGATACCCGATGACAGGGTTGATTTTGCGTTTTTACGGGCGACTTCGTTGTACGCCGTCCGGAACCGGCGCACCATCACCGGACGTCCGCTGCCATCGCTGCGCATGACAACTTCCCCGGTTTCTTCATTGACCAGCGGAATGACAAAACCAAAAATATTAATGAGGATAAATACATGCCAGTCCATCAACTCAATGGGCTGGCCTGCCAGTGCCCCTTTTACATGAGGCACAAATTTGTAGAAATTCAGGATGTGCTGCGCACGGGGTTCACTGAAATAAATCCCCCGCTTTTCGCCGTACTTCAGATCATCAAGAAAACGCTGACAGGCCAGGCGGACAAATTCGCCAGCAACAATTTCTCCTGCAACAACACGTTCGGCGTAGCGGATCCCGTCAGCCACTTTTGCCATCAGTCTCTCGCTTTTAAAAGCTCTGCCAGCGGATCAACATTATCCGGTCCGGCGGTATTTACTTTTGCCCGGCTTGCCGGTGACATACCAAATTCTGCAAGCATCGCCCGGATCCGCTTCCAGGCATCCGCTTTCATCGCAGCAGCCGGGTGTGCCTTAATCAGCACATCACCGTTCTGCGTTTCCGAGCGGTAGGTGTACCCCTCAACATCGAGTGTTTCGCAGTGATGCCGGTATTCGGTATAGGCTTCCACCAGTAGCTCAAGCGCACGCGCATCAAGCTGAGAAATGATCCCTTCCGCATTCAGCTCTTCCGCCATTCGCCTGAACCAGTACTTCCCCTGAGCCCCTAAATGCTGCGGAATTTTAGGAAGACCTTTTTCATCCTTTTTAGCGGTTTTTTTGTGGTCTTTAACGGGGCGCTTTGAGGGGTTGCCTCGAATCAAATGCAGGCGTGGCGGGGTTTTCGGAGGTCCTGACATAATCGGTCTTACCTATCAATCGTTTGTTCACATTTCCAAAAAAAAGTTTTCGAACCTGCGGCGATGTGAGGAAGGGTCAGGCGGCGGTACTGAGCAGCCAGGGTTGCAGAGATTTGACCCGCCCCTCCCCTACAGATGGGAACTGTTATCAATTGATGCGTTCGCGCGCTGTTTTTGCTTTATGACAGGGCCAGCACAGACTCTGCAGGTTACTGTCTGCATCCGTGCCACCATGAGCTTTCGGAATGATGTGGTCCACAGTTCTGGCTTCAACGGCTCTCCCATTGCGCAGGCAGTTCTGACACAGATGATTATCACGCTTCAGTATGCGCGCACGTATGGCATCCCATTTCGAGCCATAGCCACGCTGGTGGCGGCTCAGTCCGCGTTGATGCTGTACCCATCCTTCGCCACGATGTTTATCGCAGTAACCAGAACTGTCTGTGGTTGTACCTGCACATCCACGCTTACGGCAGGCGCGTGGGATTCGTGATGGCATAAATACCTCATACCCTGCGAAATGTTTACCACGATAAAAAGGCTACTTAATGCACTGAGTGCGGATATATTCCTGCGCCCCTTCCAGTTGCATCTGCATCGTCATCAATCGGTCTCTGAGGGTGAAATAATCCCGTTCAGCGGTGTCTGCCAGTCGGGGGATGGTTGCATTATCCACGCTGGTGGGTCCGGTGGCTTCACGCACGGCTGCGGAGCAACTGGCATTGATCCGCAGGCGCTTACGGCCAGCGGCAACATCAGCGCGCAGAGTTTCATTTTCAGCTTGCACATTGGCTAATTCTCTCGAGTACTTTGCATCGAGCGCAGCAACATCACGCTGACGCTGCTGCATGTCAGCGATGGTGGCGATCGCCAGCTTCAGCTCACTGACTTTTTTATCACGCTGTTCTTTGTAGGCGATGGCGTTATCACGGTAATGATTGACCGCCCACGACAGGCAGACAATGATGCAGATAACCAGAGCGGAGATAATCGCGGTTACTCTGCTCATACCTCAATCTCTCTGACCGTTCCGCCAGCTTCTTTGAATTTTGCAATCAGGCTGTCAGCCTTATGCTCGAACTGACCATAACCAGCGCCAGGCAGTGAAGCCCAGATATTGCTGCAACGGTCGATAGCCTGACGAATATCACCGCGATCAATCATCGGCAAAGCGCCACGCTCCTTAATCTGCTGCAATGCAACAGCATCCTGGCTTTTAGGAGAGAAGTCTTTCAGGCCAAGCTGCTTACGGTAGGCATCCCACCAGCGTGAAAGAAGCTGGTAACGTCCGGCGGCTGTTGATTTGAGTTTGGGGTTTAGCGTGACAAGTTTGCGAGGGTGATCAGAGTAATCAGTGAATAGCTCTCCGCCTACAATGACGTCATAACCATGATTTCTGGTTTTCTGCCGTCCGTTATCAGTTCCCTCCGACCACGCCAGCATATCGAGGAACGCCTTACGTTGATTATTGATTTCCACCATCTTCTACTCCGGCTTTTTTAGCAGCGAAGCGTTTGATAAGCGAACCAATCGAGTCAGTACCGATGTAGCCGATGAACACGCTCGTTATATAAGCGAGATTGCTACTTAGTCCGGCGAAGTCGAGAAGGTCACGAATGAACCAGGCGATAATGGCGCACATCGTTGCGTCGATTACTGTTTTTGTAAACGCACCGCCATTATATCTGCCGCGAAGGTACGCCATTGCAAACGCAAGGATTGCCCCGATGCCTTGTTCCTTTGCCGCGAGAATGGCGGCTAACAGGTCATGTTTTTCTGGCATCTTCATGTCTTACCCACAATAAGGGGATTTGCTCTATTTAATTAGGAATAATGTCGATTACTGATAGAACAAATCCAGGCTACTGTGTTTAGTAATCAGATTTGTTCGTGACCGATATGCACGGGCAAAACGGCAGGAGGTTGTTAGCGCAGCCTCTTGCCACCCGCTTTCACGAAGGTCATGCGTAGAATGCCGCAGCGTAACTATCACTGATGAATTCAGGATAGCCAGTGGCTACGGCTCAGTTATGGTGCTGGTTAACGGACTTGAACCGCTACCCATTCGCTTACAAGGCGACTGCTCTACCATTGGAGCTAAACCAGCATATTTGGCGGGACAGCGTGGACTCGAACCACGATAAGAAGGTTAACAGCCTTCCGTAATGACCTTTATACGACTGACCCAAATAAAAAAAGCCACCGTTGCAACTTAAGAGTCACTAACGGCAGCTTATGCCAATAGTGTTGCTCATTTGCTCAATGATGTCAACACGTTCTATGCTACATGTTTAATTTTCTCTACACGTTTCCGATTTTTAAACGCACTATCCAGAACCGGGTAAATCATAAACAACGAGGCATTAAGGATTTCGTCAACTTCCCGTCGACAGGTTGCGAGCGATGGTTTTTGAATGCGCCCGCCGCCACGGCATAACATCTTGCGAGGTCTTGCGACGCGATGATAGTAAGATGCAATGGCGTGCTTGGAAGAGCCATGAGCGTAGTAGCTGAGGAGGATTCCAAAGGCTTTCTTGTCAATGTACATGACGGAATCGACGACCTGAGAAATCAACATTCCATCATCATCATTACACATTGGCCTTGTCATAACTCTTCCCGGCTCTACGCTCTCCATGAACGTCGCTATTACGCTGCTCATGCGCTTTTCCAGACGACCTGAATAAACCCATGCGCCCCACAGTTCAAGCCAGCCATTCAGCCACTCATGCTGTTCTTTGGTGAGGTTTAGTTCTCTTATGCCCACGCGCCTTCTCCCTGTACCTGAATCAATGTGAGATTTCCGCAGAACACTGCCCCAGTATCGATATACATCTGGTTGGCAAATTTGAGTGGCTTCACTGCTGGCGTATGACCAAAGATAAACGTGTCCGCGCCTTTAATTTCTTTAACGATCCCGTCTTGTGAGTTGCTGATTCGTTCGCGGTTCCAGATTACCTGCTGATGATCAACTGGCTTTCCAAATTCGTATTCGTCACAAGGATAATCGGCGTGGCAGATGACATATTTTTTACCTTTGCTCACCAGTTCGATGATTAACGGAAGTTCTTCTGCTTTATGGGCAAGAGCTTTAGCCAGAATTTCTTTGTCGTAATCGAGATTAAAGAACCAGCCACCGCCATTAAGCAGCCAGTGATTAACGTTTCCACGCTCTGATAAGCCATCAATCATCATTTGCTCATGGTTTCCACGTACAGCTCTGAACCAGGGGAATGTGATTAATTCCAGGCATTCAACGTTCTCTGCACCACGATCAACCAAATCGCCCACCGAGATAAGCAGGTCTTTTTTGTTGTCGAATCCAATCGTATCCAGTTTGTTCATCAGGTTCGTGTAGCATCCGTGCAGATCGCCAACTACCCAAATATTTCGGTATTTGCTGCCATCAATTCTTTCGTAGATATTCATGCAGCCTCACTTCTGCTGTTTCGCAGTTTTTTAAGTTTCTGTTGATACTCCGCCTTGATGGCCCTGCACTCTTCGACAGTCCAGCGATGGCAGTTATGGTTTGATTCGATTTCGTCTACTGCTTCCTGCCCGATGCGGTTAATCAGTTCGACGCGATACGGAACGAGATTTCCGCTTTTGTGCTGGTTGCACACCACGCATTGCTTGTGAATATTGCGTTCATCAAATCGGAGTTGAGGCGCCGCAGCAGTTGTCCGGTAATGCCCGGCATCCCACTGAGCAGACGTGAGCGTTCCGCACGAGATACATGGTAAGTCGCGGTCTCTTTCTCTGATGAAGGCGTTTACGGCTTGTTGGGCTTGTTTAATCCAGTAACTGCGGGGCTTTAAGGCGAGTTTTCGAATCTTAAGTTTATCTTTCTGTTTCTGCTCCTCTCGTCGTCGTTTCTTCTCTGCTGCCTTTTCCGCTTTTTCGCGTTCTTTGCTTCGTCGTTCGAGTGCTATCTTGGTTCCACACTCTGGAGAGCACCACCACTGATTGGCGAATGCAGGGTGAAACCATTCCCGACATTCATCGTTTTTACATCGTCTTCTTCCTCGTGCATCGAGCTATTCGGATCGCTCATCAGTTCTGCGCAGCAGTGCTCACACACGTGAACTTCCAGCACATGCAGCTTCTGACCGCAGTTAGCGCACGTTAAAGCTCGCTCGACACTTCCTTGTTCGTAACTTCGATTTTGGTCAATCACCTTGTTTTCCTCGCACGTTCTCTAAGCCACCGGATATCCCACAGGTGAGCCGTGTAGTTGAAGGTTTTTACGTCAGATTCTTTTGGGATTGGCTTGCGTTTATTTCTGGAGCGCTTCGTTGGAAGGTATTTGCAGTTTTCGCAGATGATGTCGGTGATACTTCGTCGCTGTCGTCTCATGCTGCCCTCCTGACGCCCTGCCCGATCGCCATCAATGCCGCTTTGGATACGGTAGTAAACATCCGTCGAGGATTGATGAACGGTCGCCAAATCAGCAGCATGGAACCTTTGCTGTTTCCCTTCTTCTCCAGCCCTGTCGATGGTTCGATAAAATTAATCCGTCCATCAGTGATGATGCGAACTTCGTCAATACTCTCCAGAGCCTTGCTGAACCATCCGACTGACATATCCTCTGGCACAAGCATAACTACCGTCTGTCGCTGTTGTATGCACTGCTCAGCGGCTTTTTCCACCCACGGCCTGATATTGCTGTACGGTGGGTTATTCCAGATTGCACCGTGGCTTACCCACTCAGAATTGAGCGCGTCGTCGGCCTCAGTTAGCCAGTGAGCACACAGAGCATTTTTGTCGCTCGCTGCCGAATCCAGCCAGAATCCAAACTCAATATCCAGTGCATCAAAAAGCCAAAGCGGCGTTTGCCAGCAGTCCTTGTCGTGTGCTGGCGTATTTGATTTGATAGTCATGCAGCCCGATCTCCCCATCTCGCTTTCCACTCCAGAGCCAGTCTCGCTTCGTCTGACCACTTAACGCCACGCTCTGTACCGAATGCCTGTATAAGCTCTAATAGCTCCGCAAATTCGCCTACACGCATCCTGCTGGTTGACTGGCCTATTACCACAAAGCCATTCCCGGCAAGGTTAGGAACAACATCCTGCTGCTTTAATGCTGCGGTAAACACACACTTCCAGCTTTCTGCATCCAGCCAGCGACCATGCCATTCAACCTGACGAGAGACGTCACCTAAGCAGGCCCATAGCTTCCTGTTTTGGTCTAAGCTGCGGTTGCGTTCCTGAATGGTTACTACGATTGGTTTGGTTGGGTCTGGAAGGATTTGCTGTACTGCGTGAATAGCGTTTTGCTGATGTGCTGGAGATCGAATTTCAAAGGTTAGTTTTTTCATGACTTCCCTCTCCCCCAAATAAAAAGGCCTGCGATTACCAGCAGGCCTGTTATTAGCTCAGTAATGTAGATGGTCATCTTTTAACTCCATATACCGCCAATACCCGTTTCATCGCGGCACTCTGGCGACACTCCTTAAAAATCAGGTTCGTGCTCATCTTTCCTTCCCGTTCTTCCCTAGTAGCAAACCGGTAATACACCGTTCGCCAGACCTTACCTTCGATAACCAGAAGACCTGCCCGTGCCATTTTAGCCGCGGCCTGATTTATGCTGGTTACTGTTGCGCCTGTTAGCGCGGCAACGTCCGGCGCACAGAAGCTATTATGCGTCCCCAGGTAATGAATAATTGCCTCTTTGCCCGTCATACACTTGCTCCTTTTAGTCCGAACTTAGCTTTGATTTCTGCGATCTTCGCCAGAGCCTGTGCACGATTTAGAGGTCTACCGCCCATGACAGGAAGTTGTTTTACTGGTTCAGGGATCGCCTCACCACGGTTAATTCTCGCAGTCATATGGACAAGCTCATCTGCGGCCTTACGGCGTAATTCCGCATCAGTAAGCGCATTGGCCCGCATGTTCTGATACAGGTTGGTAACCAGCCAGTAGTGCGCGTTTGATTTCCACGGATAAGACTCCGCATCCGGATACAGGCCTCGCTTCCGGCAATACTCGTAAACCATATCAACCAGCTCGCTGACGTTTGGCAGTCCGGCGATAACGGATGCTTCTTCCCGGCACCATGCAACAAACTGCCCGGGTGATGGCAGAAATGGTCGATTCTGCCGACGGGCTACGCGCATTCCTGCGTTAACCTGTTCCATCGTGGTGATCCCGTTTTCCCGAAAAGCCAGAACCCACTGGCGACGGATTTCGTTCAGTTCGTTCTGGTCACGGTTAGCCAGACTCGCCGGGAAAGTTGCCAGTAACTGGCTGAACACACCGTTGATGATCTGCGCTACCTGCTGTACCTGTGGCTTTTCGTCGTACTGTTCCGGCATGTTGTTGGCGATCCGACGCATCTGCTCACGGTCAAAGTTAACCATCTGTGCGGCGATGTTTTTCATAGATCCACCCCGTAAATCCAGTCAGTGTTTGTCAGGTCGAGTTTTGGTTTTCCGGCTGTCACGCCAGCCTGTTGCTTGTTACGGTTGATTTCGAGTTGGGTCCACTTATCGCGGAGTTTGGCCGGGCTCAGCACGTTACCGGACCAGAAGTTGTCCTGGCATGCCCAGCGGAACAGCACGCACATGTCGCGGTGGTTACGTCCGTCACGTTCACGCATCAGGCGGATATCGTTAGCCCACCCAGCAAAATTCGGTTTTCTGGCTGATGGTGCGATAGTCTTCACCATGTCAAACATCCACTCTGCGGCGGTCAGGTCTTCTGCTGTCCCCCACTTGCTGCCGCTCTGAATTGCAGCATCCGGTTTAACCACAGAAAGATCGTTTTCTGGCTGGTCAGAGGATTCGCCAGAATTCTCTGACGAATAATCTTTTCTTTTTTCTTTTGTAATAGTGTCTTTTGTGTCCCCCTGTTTTGAGGGATAGCAATCCCCCAATTTGAGGGATGTTTTATCCCTCGTTTTAGGGGATTGTCCCTCGTTTTGAGGGATACACCATTCTGAGATGTTTTTATTTGGTCCAAACATGCCGCCTTGCTGCTTGATAATATTCATTCTGACGAGTTCTAACTTGGCTTCATTGCACCGTTTGACAGGTAACTTTGTAATCTCGCTAAGTTGAGAATCGGTGATTCTGTCCATTGGTTTATTCCACCCATAGGTTTTACGCAGAATGGCAAGCAGCACTTTAAACTGTCGCTTGGTCAGATCTGCGCCCGAATAAGCCTCAAGCAGCATATTTGATAGTCTGGCGTAACCATCATCGAGATCTGCCACATTACGCTCCTGTTTGGCAAAGTTACCTCTGCAGAAGTTGAGTATTTTTGCTGTATTTGTCATAATGACTCCTGTGGATTGATCCAGTAATGACCTCAGAATTCCATCTGGATTTGTTCAGAACGCTCGGTTGCCGCCGGGCGTTTTTTATTGGTGAATCCATCAAGCGCATACTTAAAAGCCCTGCTAATCGGACTTATGTCTGATGCCATTCCGAAAGCACACAAGACCGAAGCAATAAATCTCCAGTCCGTTCTGCTTATCTTCGATTCATGACAGCCAATCATCTTTGCCAGACCGCGCTGGGTAATAGCTGACAGATTGATAAGTAAATCTGTTTCTGCGCGATCAACGTCACGCTGTGATAGTTTGCTGTAACTTGTTCTTTCCATTTCTTAAGATTTCCAATAGTGAATAGTTAGTTGAAAGGTATGCGTGGAAACGCATATGGCCTTAGTTGGTCAGATATCTTGGAACTCGCTTTTCAGCGACGTAGGACGAATGTCCGTTGTTACAAAGAGCGGATCCGCTTATTAAGCGGCTTTGTGTTCCGGCGGGAACACGTCATCAAGACTGACTTTTGCGCCTAACTTGTTTAGGCATGCAACAAGAGCACGGCATGTTTTAAGGTCTGGGAAGCGACGACCAGATTCCCAATGTCCGATAGCTCCCTGTGTGCATCCAACTGCCTTAGCAAGTGTTGTTTGAGAGATATTCAGTGACTCTCGATATTTTCGTAGGTTGCTCATATGCCCTCCATAGTAAACACGAATAAAAATACAATATGTACTTTACGAATACAAGTAAAAATACACATTGTGCATGGATGGTTCCAGTACAAAGCGTAATAATAAGGACATGAAAATGAAATGGTATGAACTGGCTAGATCCAGAATGAAAGAGCTCGGCATAACTCAAGAGAAGTTAGCCGAAGAGCTAGGTATGACGCAGGGTGGGATTGGACACTGGTTGCGCGGATCTCGTCATCCATCTCTTAGTGATATTGGTGTGGTGTTTAAATACCTTGGTATTGATAACATATCATTCAACCACGACGGGACATTTTCACCTGTTGGCGAATACTCATCGGCCCCAGTTAAAAAACAATATGAGTACCCTGTTTTTTCTCATGTTCAGGCTGGGATGTTCTCTCCAGAACTCAGAACCTTTACCAAAGGCGATGCGGAGAGATTGGTAAGCACAACCAAAAAAGCCAGTGACTCTGCATTCTGGCTTGAGGTTGAAGGTAACTCAATGACCGCACCAACAGGTTCCAAACCCAGCTTTCCTGACGGGATGTTAATTCTGGTTGACCCTGAGCAAGCTGTTGAGCCCGGCGATTTCTGCATAGCCAGACTTGGTGGTGATGAATTTACCTTCAAGAAACTGATCAGGGATAGCGGTCAGGTGTTTCTACAGCCACTAAACCCACAATACCCAATGATCCCATGCAATGAGAGTTGTTCCGTTGTGGGGAAAGTTATCGCCAGCCAATGGCCTGAAGAGACGTTTGGGTGATGAAACCACTTTTATCTACAATTTACAGGGCGGTAAACATTGGCAAAAATAGATGATTATCAGCCAAGCCAAGTAGAAGTTGATAAAGTACTTTATTGTAAAAAAATAGTTAACTTTTCTGGCGTTAAATGGAAACAGAAACCAAGTCGCTCTGATATGTGGCTACAAGCTCATATCATCCCCTTGGATGAGGATTGTATACCTATACAAGGGCTAAAGTTTGAACTGAAATGGAAACCAGATCAGGATTCAGAACCTGATGACCCGATTTCTTACCCTAAAATAAATATTATTGCTTTCTATCATAACAAGAGGGTTTTCGCGGTAGATACCTATCACTTTGACAAACACACGAATAGTTACAAGGTCGATCATCCGAAGTACCAAGATATCATTTACGGTGCTCACTACCATGTATACTATGAAGAAGCTGGATACTATAGTGATAGAATAGCGTTTCCAATCGAAGATGACATAAACCCAGATGACCTGGTAGGGTATTGGAATTACTTCTGTAAACATCTGAACATAACTTACTCTGGGAGAATACCTTTACCGCTTGAAGATGAGTCGGGGCAAATGGGGTTTGGAATATGATGTGCTCAACAGTGATCTCACAACTAGGTTTCGAATGCCATCCAATAGGCAAGACCTTGAGAATTATCAGTCCATTCACTTACTGTGATGATGGAGAGCATGTCGGTGCCTTTATCCGTGAAGTCAATGGTAGGTATTTAGTTAGTGACAGATGCGATGCCTTAATGAATATGGAGGCAAGAGGGATCTCGCTTACCAAAAAACGACTTGATGAGATACGACAATTACTGCTTAAAGAAGGCGCAGAACTCAATGCTCGAGGAGAAATCATTGCTTGGGCAACAGAAAAGGATGTCGGTGCGATTACATCGAACATAATTAGAGCTGGTATACTCGCATCAACTTTGTCGTTAGACTGGTATCAGCCAGTTCAAGCTGAAAAGTTTGAAAGTATGGTTATTGATTATCTATATCACACAGAGCTTAGAGACGCACTTTCTCTTCGTGAAAACGTATATGGCTTGAGTGGACATCAAATTACCGTCCCTGTAACAATAAAAACCGACATACCTAAATACGTTTTTACATCAAGCGTGAAACACGGAGGAAGCTGGAATAGTGCTTACTCATTGCTTGGGAAACTAATTGATCTTAAAGCTTCAAGTGAGGAGTATAACAACAGATTTGTTGTTATAGACAGCGAAGCAATTGGTGATCAAATGCAACAACTCTCCTTACTCTTCCATGAATCAAGCCAAGTTCTACCATTCTCCAAAAGAGAGACTTGGATTAAGAGACTTGCAGCATAATACAACCCGGCCTCAGCGCCGGGTTTTCTTTGCCTCACGTTCGCCCACCTAAAAACACATAACCAATTATATTTATTGAAAAATAAATAGATGCAACCCACTAAACCACGCAATTCTGATCTCTCCTTACATCGCCGAGACAATACATCCACGCTAAAAAACAACACTATTAAATACAAAGCGTTATAAAAAACCACGCCAACTTACAACAAATTGTATTGATCTTGTAAAGTACATATCGTACTATTTAACCGTCAGCAGGACGCTGGAAGCCAAATGGAACAGACTGGCAGGCTCTTTAAACAACGTCGACTCTCGACTACGTGGCTGAAAAGCCAGATCACCCAACCACATAAGCTGTGGGATGCAATGCCGAAGCAACCGTCTCAGGAGGAGCTTCGAGATTGCATCGCCAAAGTTTATTCGGGAGGAATCCATGTCCAGAAAAACAGAATTTAAAGGCACCGCAGCTTCTCGCCGTAGAGCTCGTCGCGCAAATCTGCAAAGTCAGGAGGCGATCAGCTCCGACAAGCTACACAGGCCAACCCCTTCACGAGTGGTCTTGCAATGCAAGCGCAAACCAGCAATGAGAGCAGAAGTAATAACACTGACAACGTTGACCAGAAAATATGAAGGTTCAACTTGTCTTCCGAACGTAGCTCTTTACGCGGCAGGCTACCGGAAATCCAAACAACTGACAGCAAGATGACTTGTGTTGGTCGCCAGAAAATGAAATTAGGCAGCAAACCACTTATTTGAGGTGAGATATGGAAGAAGAATTTGAAGAGTTCGAAGAGCATCCTCAGGATGTGATGGAACAATACCAGGACTATCCGTATGACTACGACTATTGATAAGAATCAATGGTGTGGACAATACGAACGACGACAATGATTGCCAGAGAACTTGGTAAACAGAACTACAAGGCTGCCTGATGGTGGCCTTTATTTTTGTCCGTAAATAATTTCATGCTTATTACAATCAAGGTGATATATGGAAGAACAAGCAAACAAGATTCTCGTAGAACTACTGCAAAAAGCCAGTAATGGAATAGACGCGGCTGTTTCATTTAGCCAGGCACAGATTCCTGATGTTGTTCATCAGTTGCTGCTATGGAATATGGTTGACAGTCTGATTAAAACATTAATGGCCATTCTAACAATCCCACTGGTTTTCTGGTTTATGAAGAAGCAGTGCCAAAGAGTTGAGACAGGTAAAATCGGTGATGAAGGATATTCATGGGAGAAAGGAAATCCCAAATACAGGCCGACAATGGTTTGGGATAGCAAAGGTGATATTAATCTTCTTATCATGCCATTGGTTGGAGTTTTGACTCTGTGGGGGATTTTTATTATTGGTGTAGTAACCAATATGACTTGGTTAAAAATTTGGCTGGCCCCAAAGCTTTACCTTATCGAATATGCAGCATCATTGGTTAAGTAATTTCAGGCCGCATAGTCGGCCTTTATTTTTGGCATAAACAACAGAATAAACACTGCACTGTGTATTCATTCCAACGAGTGAATACACGGAGCAATGTCGCTCGTAACTAAACAGGAGCCGACTTGTTCTGATTATTGGAAATCTTCTTTGCCCTCCGATGTGAGGGCGATTTTTTATCTATGAGGATATGAATAGATGTCAAACATCAAAAAATACATCATTGATTACGACTGGAAAGCATCAATAGAAATTGAAATCGACCATGACGTAATGACAGAGGAAAAACTTCACCAGATTAATAATTTCTGGTCAGACTCTGAATACCGACTCAATAAACACGGCTCTGTATTAAATGCTGTATTAATCATGCTGGCGCAACATGTTCTGCTTATAGCAATTTCAAGCGACTTAAATGCATATGGTGTTGTGTGTGAGTTCGACTGGAATGATGGAAATGGTCAGGAAGGATGGCCTCCAATGGATGGTAGCGAAGGAATAAGAATTACCGATATCGATACATCAGGAATATTTGATTCAGATGATATGACTATCAAAGCCGCCTGAGCGCTGCGTTACCGCATACCAATAACGCTTCACTCGAGGCGTTTTTCGTTATGTATAAATAAGGAGCACACCATGCAATATGCCATTGCAGGGTGGCCTGTTGCTGGCTGCCCTTCCGAATCTTTACTTGAACGAATCACCCGTAAATTACGTGACGGATGGAAACGCCTTATCGACATACTTAATCAGCCAGGAGTCCCAAAAAATGGATCAAACACTTATGGCTATCCAGACTAAATTCACTATCGCCACTTTTATTGGCGATGAAAAGATGTTTCGTGAGGCCGTCGACGCTTATAAAAAATGGATATTAATACTGAAACTGAGATCAAGCAAAAGCATTCACTAACCCCCTTTCCTGTTTTCCTAATCAGCCCGGCATTTCGCGGGCGATATTTTCACAGCTATTTCAGGAGTTCAGCCATGAACGCTTATTACATTCAGGATCGTCTTGAGGCTCAGAGCTGGGCGCGTCACTACCAGCAGCTCGCCCGTGAAGAGAAAGAGGCAGAACTGGCAGACGACATGGAAAAAGGCCTGCCCCAGCATTTGTTTGAATCGCTCTGCATCGATCATTTACAACGCTGCGGGGCCAGCAAAAAAGCCATTACCCGTGCATTTGATGACGATGTTGAGTTTCAGGAGCGCATGGCAGAACACATCCGGTTCATGGTTGAAACCATTGCTCACCATCAGGTTGATATTGATTCAGAGGTATAAAACGGATGAGTACAGCACTCGCAACGCTGGCTGGGAAGCTGGCTGAACGTGTCGGCATGGATTCTGTCGACCCACAGGAACTGATCACCACTCTTCGCCAGACGGCATTTAAAGGTGATGCCAGCGATGCGCAGTTCATCGCATTGCTGATCGTCGCCAACCAGTACGGCCTTAATCCGTGGACGAAAGAAATTTACGCCTTCCCTGACAAGCAGAACGGCATCGTTCCGGTGGTGGGCGTTGATGGCTGGTCCCGTATCATCAATGAAAACCAGCAGTTTGATGGCATGGACTTTGAGCAGGACAATGAATCCTGCACATGCCGGATTTACCGCAAAGACCGCAATCATCCGATCTGCGTTACCGAGTGGATGGATGAATGCCGCCGCGAACCATTCAAAACCCGCGAAGGCAGAGAAATCACGGGGCCGTGGCAGTCGCATCCCAAACGGATGTTACGGCATAAAGCCATGATTCAGTGTGCCCGTCTCGCCTTCGGATTTGCTGGTATCTATGACAAGGATGAAGCCGAGCGCATTGTCGAAAATACCGCATACACTGCAGAACGTCAGCCGGAACGCGACATCACTCCGGTTAACGATGAAACCATGCAGGAGATTAACACTCTGCTGATTGCCCTGGATAAAACATGGGATGACGACTTATTGCCGCTCTGTTCCCAGATATTTCGCCGCGACATTCGCGCCTCGTCAGAACTGACACAGGCCGAAGCAGTGAAAGCTCTTGGATTCCTGAAACAGAAAGCCACTGAGCAGAAGGTGGCAGCATGATACCGGACATTATCCTGCAGCGTACCGGGATCGACGTGAGAGCTGTCGAACAGGGGGATGATGCATGGCACAAATTACGGCTCGGCGTCATCACCGCTTCAGAAGTTCACAACGTGATAGCAAAGCCCCGCTCAGGAAAGAAGTGGCCTGACATGAAAATGTCCTACTTCCACACCCTGCTGGCTGAGGTTTGCACCGGTGTGGCTCCGGAAGTTAATGCTAAGGCGCTGGCCTGGGGAAAACAGTACGAGAACGACGCCAGAACCCTGTTTGAATTCACTTCCGGCGTGAATATTACTGAATCCCCGATCATCTATCGCGACGAAAGTATGCGCACCGCCTGCTCTCCCGATGGTTTATGCAGTGACGGCAACGGCCTTGAACTGAAATGCCCGTTTACCTCCCGGGATTTCATGAAATTCCGGCTCGGTGGTTTCGAGGCAATAAAATCGGCTTACATGGCCCAGGTGCAGTACAGCATGTGGGTGACGCGAAAAGATGCCTGGTACTTTGCCAACTATGACCCGCGCATGAAGCGTGAAGGCCTGCATTATGTCGTGATTGAGCGGAATGAAAAGTACATGGCGAGTTTTGACGAGATGGTGCCGGAGTTCATCGAAAAAATGGACGAGGCACTGGCTGAAATTGGTTTTGTATTTGGGGAGCAATGGCGATGACGCATCCTCACGATAATATCCGGGTAGGCGCGATCACTTTCGTCTACTCCGTTACAAAGCGAGGCTGGGTATTTCCCGGCCTTTCTGTTATCAGAAATCCCCTGAAAGCACAGCGGCTGGCTGAGGAGATAAATAATAAACGGGGGGGCTGTATGCACAAAGCATCTCCTGTTGAGTTAAGAACGTGTATCGAGATGGCACATAGCCTCGCTCAAATTGGAGTCAGGTTTGTGCCAATACCAGTAGAAACAGACGAAGAATTTCATACGTTAGCCGCATCCCTTTCACAAAAGCTGGAAATGATGGTGGCGAAAGCAGAAGCAGATGAGAGAGACCAGGTATGACAACCACTGAATGCATTTTTCTGGCAGCGGGCTTCATATTCTGTGTGCTTATGCTTGCCGACATGGGGCTTGTTCAATGACACCTCAGCAAGAAAACGCCCTTCGCAGCATTGCCCGTCAGGCTAATTCTGAAATCAAAAAAGCCAGACAGCAGTTTCCGGATAAAAACGTCGATGACATTTGCCGTAGCGTACTGAAGAAGCACCGCGAAACGGTAACGCTGATGGGATTCACACCGACTCATTTAAGCCTGGCAATCGGCATGTTAAACGGCGTCTTTAAGGAACGATGAACATGAAAAGCAAAATTATCAGGGAGCTACAGGCTCCTTTTTTATTGCTCGCATTTACCCCCAAGCGTATTAACCAACAATTCAGGGATTAATGGAAGATGGCAGACATCATTGATTCAGCATCAGAAATTGAAGAATTACAGCGCAACACAGCAATAAAAATGCGCCGCCTGAACCACCAGGCTGTATCTGCCACTCATTGTTGTGAGTGTGGCGATCCCATAGATGAGCGAAGACGCCTGGCCGTTCAGGGTTGTCGGACTTGTGCAAGTTGCCAGGAAGATCTGGAGCTTATCAGTAAACAGAGAGGTTCGAAGTGAGCGAAATTAACTCTCAGGCACTGCGGGCCAAGGCAGAAAAAGCAACGTGTGGTGAGTGGTCGCTCGAATATGGAGAGAGCCGATTTGATGGTGATGATGCGCTAATTCATCGTGAAGTTGCTGGATATATTCCTATTTGCAGAATTGAAGGAGCGCATCCAGAAAGCGGTTTCGATGAAGATTTCCAAATGGAACAGCAGGCCAATGCTGAATTCATCGCCGCAGCCAATCCCGCTACCGTCTTGGCGCTGCTGGATGAGCTGGAAAGAAACCAGCAATACATCAAACGCCGCGACCAGGAGAACGAGGAGATTGCGTTAACGGTAGGGAAGTTGCGCGTTGAGCTTGAGGCAGAAAAACAGCGGGCAAAGGATCTGTTTATGGAAAATGCTCGGCTTAAGTCAGGTATAGCCGGTCTGATACACCTCGGTATTCGATATGCAGATGTTGAGGTCATGAGAATTGCTGGAGATGCCCAGCTTTCTACCCCATGCACTGACAGCATCATAAACAGCATTGCAACAGGCATTCGCATCAAAGGAGAGTGATATGAGCAGGAATACGGGTTTGTAAAAGATAACGCTTGTGAAAATGCTGAATTTCGCGTCGTCTTCACAGCGATGCCAGAGTCTGTAGTGTCAGATGATGACCGTACTCAAACATCGGGTTGAGTATTATTTTACTGTTTCTTTACATAAACATTGCTGATACCGTTTAGCTGAAACGACATACATTGCAAGGAGTTTATAAATGAGTATCAATGAGTTAGAGTCTGAGCAAAAAGATTGGGCGTTATCAATGTTGTGCAGATCCGGTGTCTTGTCTCCATGCAGACATCACGAAGGTATTTATGTAGATGAAGGTATAGATATAAAGTCGGCATACAAATATTCCATGAAGGTTTATAAGTCTAATGAAGACAAATCCCCATTCTGCAATGTGCGAGAAATGACTGATACCGTGCAAAATTATTATCACGAGTACGGTGGAAACGATACTTGCCCTCTCTGTACAAAACATATAGATGATTAAACCCAATATTACATAACAATCCTCGCACTCGCGGGGATTTATTTTATCTGAACTCGCTACGGCGGGTTTTGTTTTATGGAGATGATAAATGCACTTCCGAGTCACAGGAGAATGGAATGGAGAGCCATTCAACAGAGTTATCGAAGCGGAGAACATCAACGACTGCTACGACCACTGGATGATATGGGCGCAGATAGCACATGCAGACATAACCAATATTCGAATTGAAGAACTGAAAGAACACCAAGCCGCCTGATGGCGGTTTTTTCTTGCGTGTAATTGCGGAGACTTTGCGATGTACTTGACACTTCAGGAGTGGAACGCTCGCCAGCGACGCCCAAGAAGCCTTGAAACAGTTCGTCGATGGGTGCGCGAATGCAGGATATTCCCTCCTCCGGTTAAGGATGGAAGAGAATATCTGTTCCACGAATCAGCGGTAAAGGTTGACTTAAATCGACCAGTAACAGGTAGCCTTTTGAAGAGGATCAGAAATGGGAAGAAGGCGAAGTCATGAGCGCCGGGATTTACCCCCTAACCTTTATATAAGAAACAATGGATATTACTGCTACAGGGACCCAAGGACGGGTAAAGAGTTTGGATTAGGCAGAGACAGGCGAATCGCAATCACTGAAGCCATACAGGCCAACATTGAGTTATTTTCAGGACACAAACACAAGCCTCTGACAGCGAGAATCAACAGTGATAATTCCGTTACGTTACATTCATGGCTTGATCGCTACGAAAAAATCCTGGCCAGCAGAGGAATCAAGCAGAAGACACTCATAAATTACATGAGCAAAATTAAAGCAATAAGGAGGGGTCTGCCTGATGCTCCACTTGAAGACATCACCACAAAAGAAATTGCGGCAATGCTCAATGGATACATAGACGAGGGCAAGGCGGCGTCAGCCAAGTTAATCAGATCAACACTGAGCGATGCATTCCGAGAGGCAATAGCTGAAGGCCATATAACAACAAACCCTGTCGCTGCCACTCGCGCAGCAAAATCAGAGGTAAGGAGATCAAGACTTACGGCTGACGAATACCTGAAAATTTATCAAGCAGCAGAATCATCACCATGTTGGCTCAGACTTGCAATGGAACTGGCTGTTGTTACCGGGCAACGAGTTGGTGATTTATGCGAAATGAAGTGGTCTGATATCGTAGATGGATATCTTTATGTCGAGCAAAGCAAAACAGGCGTAAAAATTGCCATCCCAACAGTATTGCATGTTGATGCTCTCGGAATATCAATGAAGGAAACACTTGATAAATGCAAAGAGATTCTTGGCGGAGAAACCATAATTGCATCTACTCGTCGCGAACCGCTTTCATCCGGCACAGTATCAAGGTATTTTATGCGCGCACGAAAAGCATCAGGTCTTTCCTTCGAAGGGGATCCGCCTACCTTTCACGAGTTGCGCAGTTTGTCTGCAAGACTCTATGAGAAGCAGATAAGCGATAAGTTTGCTCAACATCTTCTCGGGCATAAGTCGGACACCATGGCATCACAGTATCGTGATGACAGAGGCAGGGAGTGGGACAAAATTGAAATCAAATAATGATTTTATTTTGACTGATAGTGACCTGTTCGTTGCAACAAATTGATAAGCAATGCTTTTTTATAATGCCAACTTAGTATAAAAAAGCAGGCTTCAACGGATTCATTTTTCTATTTCATAGCCCGGAGCAACCTGTGAACACATTTTCAGTTTCCCGTCTGGCGCTGGCATTGGCTTTTGGCGTGACGCTGACCGCCTGTAGCTCAACACCGCCCGATCAACGTCCTTCTGATCAAACCGCGCCTGGTACCTCTTCACGCCCGATTCTGTCGGCAAAAGAAGCGCAGAATTTCGATGCTCAACACTATTTTGCATCCCTGACACCAGGTGCGGCAGCGTGGAATCCTTCCCCAATTACCTTGCCTGCGCAACCTGACTTTGTTGTCGGCCCGGCGGGTACTCAAGGTGTAACGCATACCACGATTCAGGCGGCGGTAGATGCGGCAATTATCAAGCGTACCAACAAGCGCCAGTATATTGCCGTGATGCCTGGTGAGTATCATGGAACGGTATATGTCCCTGCCGCTCCGGGTGGAATTACTCTGTACGGTACAGGTGAAAAACCGATTGATGTGAAGATTGGGCTTTCCCTTGATGGGGGCATGAGCCCTGCCGACTGGCGTCACGACGTCAACCCGCGCGGCAAATATATGCCAGGTAAACCAGCGTGGTATATGTACGATAGCTGCCAGAGCAAACGCAGCGACAGTATCGGTGTTCTCTGCTCTGCGGTCTTCTGGTCACAAAACAATGGCCTGCAACTGCAAAACCTGACCATCGAAAACACGCTGGGTGATAGCGTAGATGCGGGTAACCATCCGGCGGTGGCACTGCGTACTGATGGTGACCAGGTACAGATTAACAACGTTAACATTCTCGGTCGTCAGAACACCTTCTTTGTCACCAATAGCGGTGTGCAGAACCGTCTGGAAACGAATCGTCAGCCGCGTACGCTGGTGACCAACAGCTATATTGAAGGGGATGTGGATATCGTTTCTGGTCGCGGCGCAGTGGTGTTCGATAACACCGAATTCCGCGTGGTGAACTCCCGTACCCAGCAAGAAGCGTATGTGTTTGCACCGGCTACGCTGTCCAACATTTACTACGGTTTCCTCGCCGTAAACAGCCGTTTCAATGCTTCCGGTGATGGCGTGGCGCAACTGGGCCGCTCGCTGGATGTTGATGCCAATACCAACGGTCAGGTGGTGATCCGTGATAGCGCCATCAACGAAGGTTTTAACACGGCGAAACCGTGGGCCGATGCGGTGATTTCCAATCGTCCATTCGCAGGTAACACCGGCAGTGTTGACGATAGCGACGAAATACAACGCAATCTGAATGACACTAACTACAACCGCATGTGGGAATACAATAACCGCGGCGTGGGTAGCAAAGTGGTTGCAGAGGCGAAGAAGTAA